CTCATGGCACTTGGAGAATAGGCGCAAAAATAGTATTTGCAAACGATGATATAGGATATGTTAATCCGGCAGTAGTTGTTTACTTTGAAAATAAACTAACTTAATGGTTAAAACAATTTCATACGAAGAACTAAGCATAGCAATAAGCATATCAATAATGTTTTTGTGTGATAGGTTAATGAAAGGTGATGAAATGCCTTATTACTTAATGAACTAAAAACTAAATTATGACAGATCATGAAAAGTTTAAAAAAGAAGTATTAGACGACGTTGACGAAATGTTCAAGCAAGCGGACAGAAGACACGATGAAAGAGATGTGATACTAGGCGACTGGTTGTGTGATGATATTACAAGCGACGAATGCACTGAAAGACTAAAGAATATTAAGTTTTACGAATAATGGCATACGAAGAGGGAGAACTAGAGGGATTAGCGTTAACGGCAATAGAAGAAAATAATCTAACAAAGGTTAGTTATATATCCGCCTATATACCATGCTCACAATCAACGTTTTATGATTTAGGATTGGAAAAATCGGAAGACATAAAGAAAGCCCTATATGAAAATCGAATAAAGAAGAAAACAAAGCTCGTTGATAAGTGGGAGGCTTCAGAAGTTCCGGTATTACAAATAGCAGCATTTAAGCTAATAGCAGAGGAAGACGAATTACATAGATTAACATCAGCAAAGTACGAGGTTGATAATCGAAACGTTAACCTAAACGCTGAACTAACAGAAGAAGAAAAGAAAGTTGAATTAGATAAAATCAAGAAAGGGTTAGATGAACTTAACGACTACTAAGGATATAGTCAAAGCAAGTAAAACAGTCGAGAGACAAAGGATAGATGCGGCACGTAATAACATGCTCGCATTTGTTCGTTATAATATGCCTACGTTTGAGAGTACTTGGTTTCATAAGACATATTACAATATCCTTACAGAGTTCGCCACAGGCAAGATAAAGAAACTAATGTTATCAGTTCCTCCACAACACGGAAAGTCAACAGGTAGCTCAATAGCAATTCCTGCACACATGATAGGGGTTAATCCTGACTTGAAGATAGCAACGGTTTGTTATTCCGCTACAAAGGCGCGTAAGTTCGGGCGCAAGGTTAAACAGCTAATGAATGAATACAAGTATTCTAATATATTCAATACCAAGTTGGCAACACGAAAGGACGGCGATTACATAAACACCGCTGAAGAAATGGACGTTGTCGGGCATGATGGTAGTTTGAAGATGGTAGGGTATGAAGGAGGCTTAACGGGCGACCCTGTGGATATTCTTTTAATGGATGATTTATATAAGGATTGGAAAGAAGCAAACAGTCCGGTTATTCGCGAGAACGTTTGGGATTGGTATGTTACTGTTGCTGATACTAGATTACACAATGATTCACAACAACTGATTGTGTTCACTAGATGGCATGAGGACGATCTTATAGGCCGGATAACCAAACTAGAAGAAACAAAGGATTACCACGAAATAGAAGACCTTGAAAGTTATGAAGGATGGGTAAGGTTAAACTTTGAAGCTATTAAAACAACAGAGCCTAACAGTATAGACCCAAGAGAGAAAGACGAACCACTATGGGGAGATAGGCATTCATTTAAGAAGTTAATGAACTCCAAAGCTAAAGACCCTGTGAAATTTGATGCACTTTATCAAGGCAATCCATTAAACAAGAAGGGTAGATTATACGGCAAGTTCAAAACATACACAGAGAAGCCGACTATAGTGATGAGGAAATCATATTGTGATACAGCGGACACCGGAACGGATAAATTACTGGATGTTGTTTACGATATTGACAGCGATGGATATTGTTATATAGAAGATATTTATTACACGGATGAACCCGCTGAAGTGACACAGCCGGGAATGGTTACACATTTAGAGAAAAATAAAGTATCTTTGTCTGATATAGAAAGTAATAACGGGGGTAGAATATTTGCAATGAATATTAAGAACCAAGTAACAGAAGGGGTTAAAGTCAATTGGTTTCATCAAGGAGACAATAAGGAAGCTAGGTGCATATCCACTGCGGCTGATGTGATGGAATACATTATAATGCCTGAAAACTGGTTTGCTCGATGGCCTGACTTCTATTCAGATGTGACCAATTTTAGCCGTGTATTTAAGTCTAATGTTCACGATGATGTTTCAGATGTACTGACCGGAATAACAGAAAGACGTGGATATTATATTCAGAATAATGAATCATTATTTATAAAACAATGTGGATAACAGAATTATTTAAAAAGAAACAATTCGAGCCTTTAGACGACAAGTATCTGGACGCATTGTTTAGAAATTTACTGAGAGCTGGAAATCTATTAGAAATTAACGATAACGCACAATCATATATCGTGGATGGTTATCAAGGCAATGCGGATATCTATTCAATCATTCGCAGACATATTACAATGTCAACACAGGCCAAGCTAACTCTAAAGCAAAAGATGAAAGATGGCAGTGTGGAAGATGTTGTTGATCATGAGCTTAATAAGTTCCTGTTAGTTGCTAACCCACAAATGACAATGGCAGAGTTTAGAGAGGCTTACGGTGTTTACCTATTAGCCACTGGTGATAGCTTCTGGTACAAACCAACACTTGAAAGCGGATTGAATCAAGGCAAGACTAACGAGATATATGTATTACCAGCCAATGATATTGAGATCATTCAAGGTAACAGCAAGATAACGGCTCCGGTTGCAGGATATAAGCTAATAAGCTCAACAGTTCCTTTCAAGCCTGAAGAGGTATATCATTCTAAATACTTTAATCCACTTATTTACACTAATGAAACGTTATTCGGGCAAAGTCCTATAATGGCGGCTAAGGACATTCTATCAAAGCAAATACAAGCAGCAAAGACCGAGGCGAAGCAAATGGAGAATCAGGGGCCAGCCTATCTAATATTTAGGAAAGGTCAGGAGATGTGGAACAACTTATCTGATCCGCAAAAAACAAATCTTGAAAAGGAATTAAACACCGTAGCCAAACGAGGCAAACAAGGCGGTGCTATGGTGATGAAAGATGAGTTCGGAATTGAACGGTTAGGATTAAGTCCAGCAGATTTAAAGATAATTGAATCAACTCAGGACGGTAGACGTATTTTGTGTAATGTCTATATGATGCCAGTGGCTTTGTTTAATGATCCTGAAGGTTCAACATATAATAACGTAGTAGAGGCTAGAAAAGCAGCATGGACAGACGCGCTTATTCCATTTAATAATAAGTTCACCAACGACTTAAACGCGGCATTAATCGCACCCGTTCCTGAATACGTTAAAGGCGGTTATTTTTATTCAATGGACTATTCAGACGTTGAAGAGCTACAAACCGGAATAGGCAAAAAGGTTGATTGGATGGCTAAAGCTAAATGGACAGGCAATGAGATAAGAGTGGCCACAGGGAAGGATAAAGTCGAAGAACCTGGAATGGATGAGCCTATATTTAGCCAGTCAGATGTATTGGCGAGTGAATTGAGTTTAGACACAAGTTTAGAAAATAAGAATCATGGGGATTATAAATAGAATAGCACTTTTAACACTAACTATGATAAGTGTCATAATTTTATTAACTTTGGCTATTATGAGTCCGAAATGGTTTAGTGTTTATCTGGCTTATATAACTGATAAAGTGTTTAAGTTTATTTATGGCACGAAAGAGCAGATTTGAAAGGCGAATAATAAGGACTCGAAATAAGTTAGAAAAACGAGGACAAACGATGGCTTTCAACGCTATCAAAAAACAATATAAAGCGGTCTTTGACATGGTTGATAATATGTTACCTGTTTCGTTGCTTGATAATATAAGCATGTTCGTACAGGAAACGCCAGTTAAGCAGTTCATGAGCGACTATTACCCGATGTTTAATACTATTGGGTTAATGTACAGAAATGAGGCTTTAAGCACTAAAACGGCTGAAGATGATTTCTACGAAAGTGTTTTCATGGACAAGCTGAGACAGTTTGGACTAATCGAAACAGGCTCGCGAATAACAAGCATAACTGAAACGAGTGAAAGGTTTATAAGGGGTGCAGTTGAAAGTGCAATAACACAAGCCACTGAACAGGGACTAGGAATAGATAAAACGAGCCGATTGATTAGGTCATTCCTTCAGGATAGCCTGGGAGACATCGGACGCAGTAGGTCTAAGATGATTGCACAGACTGAAATGATAATTGGAAGCAATCAAGCGAGTCAGGAGGGCATAGAATCAACAGGATTGAATTACAGAAAGTTTTGGAGTACTTCAGGACTTAAAGGTATTAGGAATAGTCATATATTTGCACAAGAGAACTATCCTAAAGGATTGCCAAAAGATGGCGTGTTTGATATGGGTAACGGCAACATAATGAGATTTGTCGGTGATCCGCAAGGAGTGGCAGCAGAGGTAATAAATTGCAGATGCACGACGCTCTATGAAGTTATTTGAAATAAGTAGAAAGCACCGTTGGAATTGAACCAACGCGTACCCGTTATTAGTGGGATGCTCTAATCACTGAGCTAGATGCTTTCATAAAACAAAAATATAGTAAAATATTAATATAAAACATGATAAAAGTCATGAATAAAGAATTAAAGTTTTTAAACATACCCTTCGAGATAAAAGAGAGTTCTGAAAAGGAACTGATTATAGAAGGCCACGGAGCAGTCAAGAACAACATTGACAGCTATAAGGATGTGATAGTAGACGGTGCATTCACCAAGACTATTAAAGAGCAAGGTGATCGCATTGCCTTCTGTTTACAGCATGATATACGTAATCCTATCGGTAAGATACAAGAAATAAAAGAAGATGAAAAAGGCTTATTCTTACGGGTTAAGATTTCCGATGCTGAAGGAGGTATAAAGACCAAAGTTAAAGAGGGTATTTTAAAAGAAATGTCAATCGGTTATTCTGTTATAGAGGCTGAGAAAGGAGAGCAAGACGGCAAGGAAGTATTATTCTTAAAGCAGATCAAACTATATGAAGTTAGTTTGGTAACATTAGCCGCCAATCCTTTAGCGATTATAGAAGGAATGAAAGCAGACGGGCAAAGCAATAAGGACGTTATAGAGTCTGAATTTGACAACCTACTAGCAATTGAAAGGAACAATGAAAAGAAATACGAGATAATGAAGTTAAAGGCACTTGTGATGAGTTTGCCGTTGGAATCTAAAGGCGTGGAGACACCGCCAAAAGAGGAAGACACAACGAAGGACGAGCCGCCAAAAGCAGACAACTCGATAGTATTCGATAGTAATTTATTCACAAAAGATTTATTAAAATGAAAAAGTATTTTAGATTAGGATTAGGATTAGTCGTTATGACTATTGTAGCTATTTGTTTAGCTATATTCAATGTAGACCACGGCGATGGGCTAATAGTAGCCTCACCGTTTATTCTTGCGGGCTTCACTGAAGACCAAAGCAAGTCATTCTCTGAGTTTATGTCTAAACAGGCAAAGGATATTCAAGAGAAAGTAAAAGGGCTTATTGATGCCGCTAAGCATGGAGAGCTTATAAAGGAGCTTACCGATATGTTAAAAGGTGATGGTAAGGAGGAGAAGGGAATTACCGCACTATTGCCGATAATGCAAAAGCAATTGGACGACATTGCGACAGCGCAAAAGAATGCTAAACTGGAAGCGATTAAAAAAGAAGTAGACAGTATTGACATGATTGGTGCAGTAAAAGAATTGCTCGGAAGAGAAGAGTTTAAAACTGCCTTAAAAGAGGGCTTTTCTAAAAAGAAAGTATTTGAATTGAAAGTTGACAGTTCAGTAGTTACCGGAGACGTTAACCGGACTTTACAGAATCTTACTTTAGGTTTTGCACCTGAGAATCAGTTGGCATTTATTGCTAATATGAATCAGATGTTTATCGGGCAAGATAAAAACGCTGTATTATGGATGGATGGTGCTTACACTTCAAATGTAGGTTATGTAAGCGAGGGAACAGGTCAAGCAACAGCAGACTCAGGGACGGCAGTCGAGAAAACTCGTGAGATGTCTAAAATTTCGGCTAAGCTTCCATTGACAGCAGAAATGTTAGAAGACTTTGAATATATCGCTAATGCTTTCCGTTCTAAGATGATGGAGAAATCTTCATTGTTTACTGATGGTGAGGCTTATGATGGTGACGGTTCAGACGGTGGTGAGCCAAAACATATTTATGGTATCAAAGGACATGCCACAGCATTTAACGCTACTACTGCCGGAGTTGCTCTCACGGTAGTAGAGCCTAATATTGGCAACTTGGTTGATGCTATGATATTGCAGGCTGAAGTAGCTAATTTTAGAAGTACAAATGTACTTTGGATGAATCCAAAAGACTTTTACAGATTCCGTTCTACCAAGGATGATAACAATCTTCCTATTTTCATAAAAGAAATCAACGGAACATTTACTATTTCAGGACTTCGTGTAATTAAATCGAATCGCGTTACTGCCGGAGATTTATTGACCGCTGATACTTCTAAGCTACAATATTGGACTAAACGCCGTCCAGAGATTAAGTTCTCACAGATGAACGGTACTGACTTTGTAGATGACGCATGGACGGCAGTAATGTTTGTTCGCTCTCAGGTTGTCGTAGAGACATTTGATAAGCTATCATTGATTTTTGTTGATGATATTGATGCTGCATTAACTTCATTAGAAAACGTATAAACATGAAAAAGTTAGTATTATTTTTAGGACTGGTTTTGTTTAGCATGGTAGCCATGTCTCAGACAAACAATGGAGTAGTAGCATTCGACACGATCTTATCTACGGATGCTGAAACGGTTTATCAGATTATCGACACACCGAATCCAATTACTCGTAATTATTCAGTAGCAATAGTTTCTATTCCAAATAACGTGAGTGGAACGGCAACGGTTACGGCTATGCCACAAGGCTCTTTGGACAATGTAAATTTCTTTGATTTAGAAGCCGCTGCAACAACTATTAATACTGCCGGGACGGTCACTACTGCCGGATGGGAGTATGATGCTGCACCTTGGATTTACTACAGAATAAAACTGGTAACTACGGGTTCTGGGGTAACGGATCACGATGCACAATTAGGAATAAAACGATTATAAAGCGTATATGGTGAAAGGGTGGTTCGATTCCACCCTACGCACGAAACAGCACGAAAGTGCATAAAACAATTATCATGAAAGTTAGAAAATTTGAAGTAATCAAAGTTTATCATGGCATCAAAGTAGGTAAAAAGGTTGGTTGTAGGTCTGAGGTAACAATCAAGAAAATGGTTGATCAAGGATTTTGGAAAGAAATCAAATAAGTTATTTCTAAATTAAACATCATGGAAGAGTTTAAGGTTGTAAAGGAATATTGCGGAATAAAGAAAGGAACAAATCAACGATCTAATAGTAAATCTACTATTAACCACATGACAAAGAAAGGTTATTGGGAGAAAGTAGAACCAACTAAAAGACTCAAAAAGGTTGAGCCAACGAAACGTAAAAAGAAATAAGTTATGGATATTCGCTATTCATTAAAAACAGGAACCGAGCCATTAACCCCGGCAGAAGTTAAGTCGTGGTTGAAAGTTGATTTCGACACGGAAGATACCTTAATCACTTCTTTGATAACTCAGGTTAGAGAGTTGGCAGAGGAAGCCGCCGGATTAGCGTTAATAGCCAAAACTGTTGAATACTACGAGAATGACAGGGATATTCTATGCGATTGGATAAAACTGCCTTATCCGGTACACAATGAGATAACAGAGGTTAAACTTGATGGTACTGTATTAACGTCCGAGAGTTATTCAAAGACAGGGTTAAATCAGTTTCTGATAAAAGTAACCGGAACAACTACGGCAACCGATACGCTTAACGATAGTGGATTATTTGTAAAGTACACAACTAAAGATACAACCATTGCCGGAATTAAGTTAGCCATGTTGAAAGAGATCGCTGAGATATACGAGAAACGCGGAAACACATTTGAGGGTGGATTGGTTAAATTAACGAGTAATTTTTATAATTATCTGAGTCAGTTTAAAGTTTACTAATGGAAATCGGACGATTAAATAGAAGGATTACATACACTGTGTTCGCGGCTAATACCGGAACAGCAACCGGAGGCTACACGAAAGGCGCAGGAACGGACACGACTACATGGTGCATGGCGAAACCTTTAAGCCAGTCAGAAAGTCTCGTTAACGGGCTGCAATTAGGACAGAGGGCAATGGAGTTTACCTTTCGATACGAACAGGGAACGAACATAACGCAAGAGGTTGGATTGACCTACGAAACAAGAACATTTAAAGTAATAAGTATTTTAGAGATTGACGAAGATAAAAGAGTGGTTAAAGTGTTGGCAAACGAAAGAACGAACTGATGGGAGTATCAATAAAAGTAGACCCGATAAGTTTTAAACGACTTAACAAGCGATTTAAATTGATGGGTAAAGCATACCCTGAAGAAACATTTCGCGCGATTGTTAAAATACTTTTTGATATTAAATTAATTGCTCAACGAAAGATTAAAGCTGACGGACATATTGTAACATCGAGATTAAGAAACTCCTTATTTGTAAAGACACTAAAGCAGAAGTTTGCAAAGCAGTCGACAAATAAAAAGGTTTATACTTTTGAAGGAGGATCAGCGAACAGGGATTTAAGTGTAGCGTTAGACAGTCAATCGGGAGCAGCTGGAACGAATGTATTGTATGCTCAAAAGATTGAGGACTTGGATAGTTATTTAGAGCATGCAGTTAAGACAGTAGATGTAAACAAACGATTTCAGGAGATACCTGGAAGAGCAAATAAAAGGATTAAATGAGAGGTTGCAGAACACAATTAGTGACAGGACTTATAACAGCCATAAACGCAAAGGCGACTGGATTAACTGTTTATACTAAAGTGCCTAAATCGGTTGTATATCCTTATTTGTATTTGACTGAGATCATAGACATTGAGAATGGCAGTAAGAACCAGTTTATGTATGACTATGATATGTCTCTCGAATTAGTATATAAAGACCTTACTGATAAGACGGCAATGTGGACGGCGGTAGATTTGATTAAACAGATTATAACCAACCGTGAACCGTTCTCGATAACAGGAGGGTTCAATATTATGGCAATGACATTAGTAGACACTACCGAGGCTGAAGACTTATTAAACAGTCAGGAAGTAGACACAACAACAATAAGAGTAAATTTTGACATACAGGATAATAATTAAATAATTTAAAATGGCAACAACAAACAAAGTTGGAACAGTAGTTTTAATCACTATTGGAGGGAACGAGCTAGTGGGGGAGTTAAGTACTTCACTTGCAACAGCGATTAATTTAATAGAAGTAAGCTCAAAGGCGTCTGGCAGGGCTTCAAATTTTGAGTACGGACGTGTAGCCGATACCGTATCTGTAAGCTCTATTGCAACAACAGACGGAACAGCAACAACGGAAACATGGGTTTCGTTGCACGATGCAGCAGTAGCAGGAACGAAAGTGGCTATCGTTATTACGGAATATGATGAGCCGGGTGGAACAGCCGTTGTAGGTGCTGATAATATCGCGGGGAATGCGTTGATTGGCAATATAACCGAGGACATCCCAGACAATGATAGGATGACATATTCATGTGATTTGACATTTGATGGTGTAATTGTAAAAACTGTAAATGCGTAACGGAACGATTGAGATAAAACTACCATTTTCTTTTAAGTGGGGTATTTTAGATATTCCATTTAAAAGAACTATTGGCTTTTCCTTTGATCAATTATCAATGTTTAGGTTACTTCAAAACAATAAGATTGATTTACCTACACATTCCAACTGGTTAAAGAAAACACCTAAATCTATTATCGCGTCTGAGCAGATATTTGCAGCCGCCGAAAGTTATTGCATGGAGCGAAGGATTAAAAACAACTTCACTAAACAAGAACTTTCCAAAGCATTAGTAGAGGCAGAAGAAGAGGCAACACAAAAGATTATTGATTGCTATATGCAGAGCGAGCAGTTAGGCCAAAGGAAGATGCCGGGCAAAGGTAAAAAAAAAGTGAACCGTTAACTTTTAGCGAATTGTACAACATGGCTCTTGGTGAATTGCAAATCAACCCAGATGATTTCTGGAAGCTGACAAACGGCGAACTAAGTGCAATTATCAGGGGTTTTGTTGTAAGAAGGGATTCAGATAGTTCAAACCATAGAAATCTATTTACGCTAATGCGTAATAGATACCGGAAAAAAGGCAGCGCAGCAAAAGAGCCTAAAGATATATGGCCTTTAGATATAGATTATGTAGAGACCATGAGCATGGGCGACAGGCTGGAATTTTATAAGAGAATTGGTAAAAACAAAAAGTAATGGGCAAACTTTCAGATTTATTCGTCAAACTTCGATTAGACAACAAGCAATACAATTCAGAACTAAACGAGTCTAAAAAGAAAACGTCTGCTTTTGGGAAAGGAGTTGGTAAGATAGGCGGTTTAATTGCGGGAGCTTTTGCAGTTAGTCAAATTGTTTCGTTTGGGAAAGAGCTTGTGATGATTGGAGGTGTTGCAGAGGGCGTAAGGGAAGCGTTTAATCGCATGGCTTCTGATAATACGTTAAAGGATTTACAAGAGGCAACGGCTGGAACGGTTGGCGAGTTAGAATTAATGAAACGTGCGGTAAGTGCTAAGAACTTAGGCCTGCCGATAGAGGACTTGGCTAATTTATTTGAATTTGCAACTAAACGCGCACAAGAAACAGGTGAATCAGTAGATTTCCTTGTTAACTCAATAGTAACGGGTATCGGTCGAAAGTCTCCTTTAATCCTTGATAACTTAGGAATTTCAGCGATTGAATTAAGAAAACAACTGGAAGGCGTTGGCTTTGAGTCTGCTAAAGTTTCAGACATAGCCGCAGCCGTTGGAAGGATAGCCGCCGAGTCCATGGCAGAGAGTGGAAAGATAATAGATACTAACGCAATTAAGGTTGCAACTCTTACCGCTAATTGGGATAACTTTAAACTAAAGCTATCTGAAAATAAAACATTAATAGAAACTATAGGAGACAGCTTACAGAAGACTAGTGACATAATGGTCGTTTGGACTTCTGATTATGCAACTACATTAGAGAAGTGGGCGATTGCGTTTGAGCTTTTTGATAAAAGAGCCGAACAAATAGTAAAACAAGTTAAGGCAAGAGAGGAAGCCGAAAAGAAATTAGCCAAACAACAAAAAGAGCAGGCGGCTATTGATGACAATTCAGCAAGAAACCAAATAGCAGCAGAGCAAGATTTATTAATAGCACAATCATTACACGTTAAAACCATCGGCGAACTAAAAGCCGAAACTGATGACCTAAAAGAGTCGTTAGAATTATACAATGTAGAGCAAGGCGCGGAGATTCAAAAAACACTAGCCCAAATCAAAGCCAATGAGGAACTAATAAAATCACTAACCACATTAAGAACAGAGAGAGGTGAAGCACCAGCCGCTATATCAACACGCGGAGACGTTCCACAAATAGCAGCACCATTCATTAACGATGATAACCTTGATGTAATGTTCGACTTCTTTAAAAAGATGGATGAACAGTTAGCTAACTTCACTAATGACTATTGGGCTGATTACGATATGTTCCTTGAAGGCCTTAACGAACTGACAGAATCAGGAGTTGAGGACTTAGTGGCAACATTTGCCGAGGGATTAGGTCGTTTAGCTGCCGGAGATATTGGCTTTGAGGAGTTCTTTAGCGTTATACTCGACTCTATTGGTTCATTTTTAGGGCAGATGGGTAAAATGTTAATCGCTTACGGTATTGGAATGACAGCCTTTAAAACGGCTTTTACTAATCCGATAGCAGCGATTGCGGCTGGTGTTGCTTTAGTTGCTATTGGTGGAGCAATTAGTGGAGCGGCTTCTCGTGGACCTAGTGGATTAGGTGGAGGCGGTGGAGGCGGAAGTGCTAACACGGCAGCTTTCAATGTAATAAACACAAACGCACAAGATCAGAAATTAGTTGCTAGTGTTAGCGGAAATGATCTTAACTTTGTACTAACAAAATTCAATACTAATCAAGGAAGAATTTAATGGCATACGGCGTAAAATATACAGGGACATTAATAGACCATTTCAGCAGAACGGTTAAAGTTGATATATCTGAAAACAATTATTCGGGTGCGGAAATTCCTGTAATACTTGCCGGATTAACTAAAAACATAAATGGAGACGACCAAGATTTATTTGTTTCTAAACTAGGAAGCCAAATAAGCGTTGGTATATTAACACAAGTAGACTTTGATTACATAGACCTATTTACAGGTGATTCAAGGAAATACAAATTACAGGTTTATATTGATGCTGTTTTAGATTGGGTGGGTTGGGTGATACCTGAAAACTTCACAGAGCCATACAAC